TAATTTTTTCAGTGTCTTGTATAACATAATCATACCTCCAATTCTGTAAGTGCTACTGCATATTCACTGTTAACATAGGCTTCTGCTGATTGTATATCCATGTCATAGATATAATCACGATTGTCGTTGAGTTGCTGTTTTACATAGTTCCAACCATTTTGCATTGAAATCGGATAGTTAAATACTGTATATCCGTCTAACTGCTCTGAATTGACGCTGATGTTTGTTACTGGATAATAGGTTACAAGTTCTTTTAATGCCTGTGTCTGTTCTGGTGTGAGGTCGGTTTCTTGTTGCTCTAATAATTGATAAATCACATCAAAATCAATACTCAGCTCCTTTAATTCTTGCGCGGTATATAATTCATTATTTGGTTTTTTTATATTTTTTATATATAGTGATGTGCCTGATACACATGTTGTCCAACTGGTCCATTTAAATGTTGAAAATATGCATTCTTTATCACCTTCTTTCCCAGGAACGCCAATATGGATGGATAATCAATATTCTTCATTAACCTCCCCGTTTTTTGTATTAAGTGCTTCTCTTCCACACATTCTAACTACTTTCCCACGTTCCACATCCACATAATCCGCAATATACTGCTGTCCATTGATTGTGACGTTGCCGCCAGATGCTACTGGGATGGCGTTGAGAGTGTAGGGGAGCTGGACGGATTGCTCTTTGTATGGTTCATATGTGTTTTCATCGCCGATATACAGAGCATAGCTTTCAGATGGTTCTGAGCTAAACAAATAATAGAACGCAACAACATCATCGCGAAGCGTAATTTGTTGTTTTACAGAACCTTTGTCAAATCCAAACCACAATATCCCACCATTCGCTTTTTCAAACTTTAAATTTCCACCTTTAGAAACCACACCATTTTTGCAAATAAGTGTTAGTTTTACACCTTTTTTAATATTTATTTTTGCTCTATCATTATACCTTAAATTTGGCTGCAACAAATTCTTCCCACATACCTTAACCACCGGTTTCACCACTCTTTTTATTTCCTGCGGATAATCCGGGTTCGGGGATGGTTTTCCACCAGTATAAGACTCGTAAGATTCATTTGTACTAGATGCTAGTTGAATCATAGGATAGATTGTTTCATCTACTGCTAAACCTTTAGGTGCTTCAATAAAACACCACACATCATTGTGCCCGTCTGTGATTGTGAATGTTCCTTCATTTTTTGCAGAATTTACACCATTGTTCGCAAATACATTACACTTGTTTCTTCCTTTTGCAACTAACTTATACGTTCCGCTTGCAAGCGTTAAACGTTTGCCATCAATATTCCGATATAAATTGTAATAGGCTGTCTCTGTGCCAGTTCCACTAATGTTAATACTTCCATCCTTATTATCCGTGAACTTTATGCCAGAAGACGTTTTATTTGCTTCTGCATACGGATATTTCAATAAATTCTTACCAGTAGTTGTAAATTGGCTTGACCTCCCATATATTATCATATCTTGAATCTTTCCATTATCAGAATCAGTGATGTGAGTTTCACCCTGATTCGATGCATAGAACTTTGTAATTTTGTTGGATAAATCTTCCTTTAGCGAACCAATATCCTCTTTATTGGTCGCAATCTGCTCCCGATCAGCTGTGAACTCTTCCGCCACTGCCTGCATCTTACCCAGCTGTTCACTTCCAGCTGTCTGAATATCTTGCACTGCTTTTTCGCCAGATGCTATAAGGTCTGTCTTGAGCTGTGTCCCAGTTTCAATCTCCTCACCAAGAGAAGTGTCCAATGCACCCGCTTGCTTCGCAGTCGCACTCAGAGTCTCCTGAACCGTTCCTGCCGTCTCTGTAGACTCATCTAATGCAGTCTTGGCAGTTCCTGCTTCCAGGGTGGACGTATCCAACTCTGTCTTTGCAGTTCCCGCCAGCTCCAC